CCGCGATCTGGCAGAGTTAGACGCATTCGATCCCGACCCGAGGCACGTCGAACGAGACAAGCGAACCCGGAAATCCCCCGTAGAATCAGGTATCCTGGCCTTAACCTGACGCGAATGCCTGCTAACCCAGTCAACGTGGACAGAAGCAAGATCTGAATCCATATTATTGGGTGGTGATTTAGCAGTGATTAATAATGCAGAAGAAAACAACTGGATTTACAACACTTTTTCAAATTATAGTCTCATATCTCGTAGGCTTTGGATTGGTCTTACAGATCAAGCAGAAGAAGGTGTGTTCAAATGGGTGGATGGATCGATACCTAGCTACACTAATTGGTTTTCTTCACAGCCGGATAATGGGGGCGGAGGCGCACCCGAACATTTAGCGCACTTGGATGGTCCTACAGATATCTACCCATCGCAGTGGGGTGACCTACCCGATGTGGTTTTGGGAACATATGGAGTGGCCGAGCTTGATGTAATACCGGAACCATCGATTTGCGTTTACAGCTTAGGAATTTTGACTGCCTCATTTTTACGACGCAGAAGACACGCCTAACAGGTTACGTCGCGGAACCGGGTATAGGTTTTTCAATTTCTTTTTCATTCACCCTCCTTTCGCGCCCGGTCCGAGCGCTCTACGTTCCAAACCTGCCGCCGTATTGCCGCGTAATCAGCCGTAGAGGCGCACGCCCCCCGCGCAAGGGATGGCAATATGGTCGACCCCCACATCCACCATCCGCGTTTGATAGACTACCATTAGACTCGGAAAAGCCCCGTTGGCATGCGGATTGAGCAAAATGGCTCAGTATTCCTCGGGCAGCAGTATCGTCGTCATCGACCGGTCCCACTCCGTGATGATGTAGAGACGGTGGCCGCCGGTGGTGCGGTAACAACTCAGCAGGCGGGTGCTCAGTGTTCGAGGGCGTCCTCGTTCGCCTGCTTGTCTTCGGAGCAAAGTTCCTCGCCCCAATCGCCCCAATCGCCGCAGTGATGGCGTCGGAGGTAGTGGATCAAATCCACTCCGAGGTCGATGGCTCCGGGAGTGGCGTAGGTTTTCCCAATCGGGAATCGGGGTTGCATCAGTTGATATGGCATGGGATCTAGGTGGTTCAGGAATCAATCAGATTGTCGAAAAGGCCGGGGATGAAGGGATTTAGTGCGTCCTGCTCCTGCCGGAAGAACTCCGCCTTTGTCTTGCCCGATGCCCTCCCCTGCGGTGTGTGGCAGTCGTAGGCGTAATCCGGAATCGGGATGTATTCGCCGGATTGTTCGAGTTCGTCGGTCAGGGTTTCCGGGTCCAACCCGGCCTGCTGGTCATAGACGAAGTTTTGCAGGTGGTCGGCGTCGCGGCTTTTCTTGGCCATGCACAGCAGGATCACCGCCTTGGATATGAAGATGCGGCCCTTCGGCTTCTTCGCGGAGGTGGTGCGGTTGATCTCGGTGTAGCTGTCGTGCAGCGCCTTGACCTCCGCCGTGAGGATGCCCCAGCAGTCCTCCGCGCTCACGGTGAGCAGACGCCGCCAGACATACTGGCCGAATCCGCTCGCCCAAAGTTCAAGCGCCCAATAGCCGGCCAGTTTCGCGTCTCCGCGCCGGATCGCCTTCTGCATCGCGCTCGATACTGCCGGGAAGGAGTATCCGCGAGTGGTGTGTAAGTGGTAACTCATCGTCTTTGACTATACGCAGTTAGCGGACAAGTTGAAAGCAGTTTGGGCCACCATTTATCACAGCTTCACCGACTGGCGACGGGGGGCGTCCATCGAAACCCGGTCCTGGCTCTTGTACGTTTCAAGACGGATGTGAGCCTTCCACTTGCGCTTGAGGTATCGCTTCTCGGTGGCGATGCGCTCCTCGCTGCGGAACAAGCTGTTGCCGCCGAGGTTCTTGTCGCGCTCCTGGACAAAGCAGAATCGCGCTTCGTTCCAGACCAGCCGGTTGTCCAACAACTCCTGGAGTGTGGCGTCGATGTCGCACTTGCATTTGAGCAGCTCGTCCCACTTCGGCACGCCGCCTTTCTCATCGCGCACCACGCCCACCGCGCCCACCGCGCCCCCGACCCAGTGGTTCACACCGAATGGATCGTTGCGTTGCAGAAGCCGTGGATCGCTTCGCTGGTGCCAGCCGAATAGCCGCGCCCCGGCCCCACGCGCACACCACGCCGAGTTTTCCAGCATGGCGATGGTCTCGGCGATTGAGAGCTTCCGGCATCGCAGGCTGACCATGCAAACGCACGCGGAAATATCGTCGTCGAGCATGACGATGGCGTCGTCCTTGAAATGTTTGAGCACCCAGTTCCGCACCGCGCTGATGCCGGCGATCTCATCGGGGATGGTTTCAATCTCCAGCCCGGTGTGCCGGTAATGTTCAGCCTCGCTTGCGGGAACGAGGAGCGTCGCCGTCGGAAACAACTTGTGGCTGGTGATCGAGCGGCTTCGGCTCCGCGACAGGATCACCAGACGAAGTTTCAACGGGCGGAATTCCGGCCATGTCGGCGCGGCGGCAGAGTTCGAGGAGTCGTTTTCCATGGAGCACGCGGCCGAGGCCGATTTTGTGGGTTCTGCGGTTGATCGAGTAGTCAACCTCGCGCACCCCGATGAGCTGGAGCACCTGCATCCAATCCCGCAGGTCGTGGAACATGAACACGAGGTAGTCATGGGTCTCGAACGCCTGGCATTCCATCCGGAGAATCGTTTCGAGTTCATCCTCGGGATTCCCCGCGTCGTCCATCAGCTTGCGGATTTCGTCCTCCATGAATCCGGTCAGCTCGATGTCGAAGTTCGGGTCGGCGTCGGCGATGGATTTGAGCACTTTGCGCAGGTCGTCTTCGTCGAGCTCCGCCAGTTCCGAGAGGCGGTTGTCGGCGAGCAGGTCGGCGAGTTCCTCGGCTTCACTGGCGTAGTCTTGTTCGTCCACTGGGATCGTGGCGCAGCCGATAAGAAGCGCGGCCTCCAATCGACCGCGTCATCTAACGATAAGCCCAGAGCGCTTCGACACCGTGACGGGATTGCGCCATCCTTGCTCCTGGATGATCGAGGCGAGAAGCTGGATCTGGTGGGCGCTGTGCCGGTTAGGGTTCACCGGGTTCGGTTTCAGCGTGTTTGGATCAACGAGGGCGGTATGGGCGCAATGGACTGGGATGGTCATGATCATTTCCCGTCGTCAACCCGCCGCGCCCCAACCTTGACAACAGCGCCGCGTTCATCCGTAGTCTGCGGAGAACTTGTTATGGATCACACCACATTCGCCAATCTCCTCCGCACATGGAGGGAAAAGAACCACTACAGCCAGCGCGATGCCGCCGAGGTGCTTAAAGTGTCGAAGCGCAGCCTGGAAAACTGGGAACAAGAGCGGGCGATGCCGCAGGGGTTTGGGCTTCAGGCGATGCTGGAAATCATCCAAGTGAAACGTAAGAAGCATCAATCATGATCCTTCACCTCTCAAAGCAACTTGCTGACCGCCTGAAGTGTTCCGTCAGCCTCCAAGGAATGCCAGTAGTCCAAGCTGGTCGTCTTGATGCTTGGAGTGGGCATTGTTTCCGCATTGGGCGCGTTGAACACGTCATGATGATGAATGACGCTAGCCTTTTCACGATCCTGATGCCAGCTCGTGGACTCACCTCCATTGACTCATTCCTGAAAGCATTTCTACCGAGAGTGGCGGAAGTTTGGCATCGATTCGACTCTGAGTTCGATGCTCAAAATCAGCAAGTGATCGTGCTCAAAAGAACCAATCGGTCACTGATCGGGTCCATGAACGACGCGATCCAATCGGCGAAGTTTCACTACGAATACAATCGTAATAAAACTTACAGCTTCGGCCCCACAGATCTCGAGGAGCGGTTGAACATGGTCCCATACAAAGCTCTTAAATACACCGCTCCTTTCGAGCTGCTGCCAAAATTACTTGGGAAGGGTTGACGTGTCCGCAAGCTGCGGATGGAAGCCGTATCACCCGACATCGCCAAAAAACTACTCTCGCGGGACTTCGCCAACCTGGTGGGTCGTGTGCAAAAGGGCGGCAAGCTGACCCGTGGCGAACGCGCCATGCTGCAATCGATGGCCACCGGCACGGGTGCCGCTCCAACGACGGCGACCAACTACGTCGAACTCGCGGCCATCCTGGGAATCACCCGCCAGTCGATCAACACCTGGAAAAAGCGCAAGGACGCCCCGAAACCGGCGTCGAACGGCCTGCACGATGTGGCCGCGTGGCGTGAGTTCATGCGTCGCAACGATCTCAAAGGCGGCGAGCCGTTGACCCCGGATGCCGCCGACATCGAAACGTCCCTCAAGGCCCGCAAGCTGCTCGCCGAAGTGGAAGAGAGGGAACTGCGGCTCGGAATCAAGCGCGGCGATTTCGTGGCGGTCGAGGAAGTCCGCCAGGCGTGGACCGAACTCGTGGCGCAGGCAACGTCGATGCTCCGCAAGAAGTTCGAGCAGGAATTGCCGCCGATCCTGTCGGGTCTCGACGCCACCGCAATCCAGGAGGAAGCCCGCCACGCCATCGACGAGGTGTTGACGATTCTCCATCAGGGCGAATGAAAACCGTCGAGCCAGCACGCAAGAGACTCGCACGGATCTGGTGCAATGCCTGGCGTCCACCCGACCGTCGTCCTCCGTGGGAATGGTGTGAGGAACACATCACCTCGATCCCCTACTCGCCGATTCCCGGACGGTTCCGCTCGGGCAACTCACCTTGGATGCGGGAGCCGATGGAAGCTCTGGTCGATCCAAAGATCCGCATCGTGAGCATCATCGCCGCAATTCAGAGCGGGAAAACCAGCGTCGGTGAACTCGGCCTCGCCCACATCATCGCCAACCATCCCGGCCCGACACTGTGGCTCGACCAGACCGACGACGACGCGAAAGACCAAAGCGAAAGCCGCCTCCAGAAACTTTTCGACGAATGCGACCCGGTCAGCGCCCTCTATCCGGCCAATCGTCACAAGCGACGCCTCGCCACCGTGCACTTCGCCAACGGCATGACATTGTGGGTGCTGGGGGCGCATAACAAAACCAACCTCCAGCGACGTTCGATCCGCTGGCTGATCGGGGACGAGACGTGGCGTTGGCCGCTGGGTCACATGGCGGAGGCGGAAGCCCGTGTCACCGCGTTCGGCTGGCTCGGCAAGTGCCTGTTCATGAGCCAGGGCGGCGAGGAGGACGACGACACCCACCGCAAGTTTGAAACCACCAACATGCGCGAGTGGACGTTCGCCTGCCCGCATTGCCACCACCGCCAGCCGTTCAAGTGGGAGCAAATCGAATGGAGCAAGGACGCCCGCGACGAATCCGGCGAGTGGGATTTTCAAAAAGTCCGCGACACCACCACGATGCACTGCGTCTCGTGCAACCACTACTTCGATGACACCGACCGCATCCGCCGGGAACTCAACCTCACCGGCCGCTACGTCACCACCAACCCGAACGCGCCGAAGGAAAACGCCGGATTCCATTGGAACGCCCTCTGCGCCATGAGCTGGGGCCGCCTGGCCGAACTCTACCTCCGCGCCAAGACCGCCGCACGCAAGGGCGACGTGAGCTTGATCCAGCAGTTCTACCAAAAACGTCTGGCGCTCGCATGGCGCGAGTATCTGGAGGACTACCGCCTGGACATCGTTCCCGGTGGCTACCTGAAGGGCGAAACCTGGGACGGCGAGGCGGGTGTGGATGCTCAAGGTCGGCTCGTTTCTGCCGGCGAACCTTGCGCCTGCCCGCTCCGCATCCTCACGGTGGACTGCCAGATGGATCACTTGTTCCTTGTTGTTCGTGCATGGGCCGAAGATGGATCAAGCCGCCTGATCTGGAACGAACGCGTGCTCACGTTCACCGATGTCGAGTCCGTCCAGGAGCGTTTCGGCATTCATCCCAACCTCGTCTTCATCGACGCGGGCTACGCGACCTACGACGTCTATCGAGAATGTGCGGCTCACGGATGGACGGCCCTGATGGGCGACAAGCGGGCGACGTTCACCCACAAGACGAAGGGCCGGAAATCCATCGAGCGCTTCTATTCACCGCGTCG